GACTCGATGCGCCCGTCTGTACCCCGTTTGAAAGTCTTGGTCAGTTCGCAGTTCGTCGCGGTGATCTGCGCAAACGTGATTTTTGTCATTTATGCAGCCTATCGGGAAGTTGCACTTCTTAGGTGGGGCGGTGTTACAGGTTGTAAGTATGTCACCAACCCGTCACTTTCCGCCAATTGACGCTAGCTATCGGAAAGTCTATCGCCTTAGCCGTTAGGTGGGATTTCAGGCCGTTTCTGGCGGCTCATGCACTACTATGGTGCAAATTCCATCCCATCCCACCACCTCCCACCTGTTTCTATATATAGCCCTACTACTGCAATATTGCGATAAGTACCCCTACTTATTCTATTTTATAATTTTCTATATACTTTACTTTTATAAATTAGGTGGTAGGTGGGATAAAGAGGTGTAGGTACTTGAAATCAAAGAGGAAATTCCATCCCACCACCTGATCCCACCTAAATCAGGTGGGATGGGTCTCTATTGTCCCACTGGTGCAACAATCGAAGCAGCTAGGACGCAGTAACGCTTACCGACGCAGCGCAGCAACGGTCACACTTGCGCGTTGTTCTGACCATCCTGTAAGATTCGCCTGCACTCACACCAACAAAGCACTTACAGGACCGCGCACTATGGCTAACCCCGTCGTTACTATCCATTCCAAGCTCTCGTTCTCGGGCCGTGAGCGGTGGGCTGCTTGCCCCGTTTCGGTCGTTCTGTCGGACGGCGAACCCGACAATTCGAGCCCCGCCGCTGCCGAGGGCACGGCGGCCCATGCAGTCGGAGAGTTCTACGTACGGCAAATGTTCGAGCTTCCCGGCGCGCAGCCGGGCGAAGCCCCTGCGCAGGAGCCGCCGCCCGGCATGGACCGCTTCGGCGGTTTGACAAACGGCGGGTTCGCTGCGGAAGTCGCGACGTGGAACGACGAACTGCGCAAGCACGGCAAAGCGTACGCCGCGTTCATTCGCTCGCTCGGCGAGAAGTACGCGGGCGGCGGCCAATTCTTCGTTGCGCTCGAACAGCGCGTCGCCGCGACGAGCATCCATGAGCAACTGTTCGGCACGGCCGACTGTCTCATCTGGTGCCCCGGGACGGGCGTGCTGATCGTCGTCGACTACAAGTTCGGCTTTAAGGATGTGCATGTTGGTACGCGCAGCGAACCGAACAAGCAACTGTCCGCGTACGGCGTCGCCGCGATGGATCGCAGCACACTCGCGGCAAAGGGCTTCGTGCTCGCGGTGTTCCAACCGCGCCGCCCACTCGGCGAACCCGCGCAAGTGCTCGAACTGCCCGCCGAGTGGCTGGACGAAGAGCGCGCACGTATCGCCGCCGAAGCGGCGCGCACCGACGCTGCCCGCGCGGGCGATGCTGACGCCAGCACGCCGGTCCCGGGTGATCATTGTCGCTACTGCAAAGGAAAAGCGAAGTGCGGCGTAGTGGGCAATGTGGCTACGGCTGCAATACAGGCCCATAGCGGGGCTCGTAGCGTTCTGGATATACCTGAGGATGAGTTGATCGCTATCTTCGCCGCCAGGACCGTTTTGAAGGCTTTTATGGAGGACGTTGAAGAGCGTATCGAACAACTGCTTAAGACCGGGCACCCGCGCTTGACGGTCAAGGAGACGCAGGGCAAACGCATGTGGAAAAATCCGAGCGCCGCCGCATTCACGCTTCTGGCTATCGGTCGCACCGACCTGTTAGCCCCGGTCGCGCTGTCGCAAGCCATCGATGCGCTACCGGAAGAGTTGCACGACGAGTTGATCACGCGTTCGCGCCCGTCGCGTAGCGTCGTGGTTCTCGACCGGGACAAACTGCCCGATGTGGCCCAGGTCTTCGCGAAGTTCGCAAAAACCGCTTGACCGAAAATAACGAATAACTTAAGCTTTGTTTTACGGCAGCAGCGTAAACCATTTACCAGCTGCTCACTGGCGACACGTTGCACCGATTCGCTGCTGCCGTCTTTGTACTGTCCGCACTCTCTAAACTATCCGCACTACGGGGGTATCTCATGTCTCAAGAAATCACCGATTTCGTCTGCATCCTCACTTCGCACGCTCTCGCTGCGCCCATCCCGAACAAGGTGAAAGCCAACAAGCTGCTCGAATACTACGCGGTCCTGGCGTTCGAACCTGCCGCGGGCGCAACGCTTTTCGCCCTTGCGCAAGAGGCCGCACTCAAGAGATTCGGCAATGCACAAGTTGGTCCAGGCACCCCGGTCGCACTACCGGTAGTCATCAATGCACAGCATTCAAAACCGATTGCTGGCATTCCCGGCGATTGGCTCATCGTGCGCGCTAACACGCAGTTCGCGCCGTATATTGCCAACGAGCGCGGCGAGCAGGTAACGGGCGAAGCCGTGCGCACGCTGCTCTACGCCGGCAAAAAGGTACGCGCCGCGATCACCGCCTACGGGTGGACGCACGACGCAACCGCCCGCCGCGGCGTGAACTTCAACCTGAACGGGATTATGGCTTCCAACGACGGCGAGCGCCTGAACATCGGTGCTGGCCGTACGGCTAACGCATTCGCCAAGCACGCCAACCCGAACGCATCGACGCCGACCGTCCCTGGCGCCAACGCGCCGGTCGTGACGGCGCAACCGACTGGCAACCCATTCGCGCAACAGGCTCAGCAAGCGCCGGTCTTGCAGCAACAGGTTCAAGCGGGCGTTGCGACGCAGAGTGCGAACCCTTTCGCGCAACAGGCTCAGCAAGCGGCCAACCCGTTCGCGACACAAACCGCCTGACGGGCGTCGTGTTCGACGATTCCGACATACCGTTCTGATTGTCCTCAAGGCGGATGGCCGTCCGCCTCCTGCCCGTACGGCTCACACAGCGTACGGGCTTTTTTTACGATTGAGTGTTACATTTCATTAACACTGCGCGATGACAGCTTACTACAACGAAATCGACTCTTACGCGGCGCAATGGCTGCGCAACTTGATAGTCGCCGGCCATATCGCGCCCGGCGATGTAGACGAGCGGAGTATTGAGGATGTTCGACCTGATGAACTCGACGGATACACACAATGCCATTTCTTCGCCGGTATCGGCGTCTGGTCCTACGCTTTGCGACTTGCCGGTTGGCCCGACGATCGCCCCATTTGGACCGGCTCCTGCCCTTGCCAACCTTTCAGCTCGGCAGGTAAAGGAAATGGGTTTGCTGACGAGCGGCACTTATGGCCCGCTTTCTACCATCTCATCGAACAGTGCCGCCCTGCAATCGTCTTTGGCGAGCAGGTTGCGAGCAAAGACGCAGACGCTTGGCTCGACCTTGTATCGACTGACATGGAAGCCTTGGGCTCTGCCTTCGGGGCGGTTGCTTTCCCGTCTGCGGGCATCGGCGCCCCGCACGTCCGAGACCGAACGTACTGGATGGCCTACGCCGGTAGTAAACGACGCGACTGGATCAACGCATTGCTACAGCCGCGGCGACAAGACGAAACCGGTCCTGAAGTTGCCGGGTGCAGCCAAGCTGGCGAGTTGGCCGACTCCGAGCGCGAACGAATTTGCGCATGCGGACCCGGATGCGTTACAGAAACGCCGCGAGGAATGCAAGGCGCGGACAGGGAACGGGAACGGGTTCGGACTGACCCTAGCGCAAATCATGACATTATACCCGCCACAACCGGCCCGACTAACGGTTTCTGGCGAACTGCTGACTGGTTGCTGTGCCGAGACGAAAAGTGGCGGCCAGTTGAACCCGGCACATTCCCGTTGGCTCATGGGGCTCCCGCCCGTGTGGGACGACTGCGCGCCTACGGCAACGCTATCAACGCGGAAGCCGCGCGGGCGTTCATAGAAGTGGCGATGGATTGCCTACCGTGAGCGCACGCGAACCCATCCCCGTCACGCATGCATACCGCCTGCCCTGGCCGCCGTCAGTGAACCGCATGTGGCGCGCGCTCGCGCGCGGCAAGAGCGTGCTTTCTCGTGAAGGGCGTGACTACTTCAAGACAGCCGTCGACTCGCTGCCCTACGGCCACATTACGCGACTGGACGGTCGGCTCGTCGTATGGCTGCGATTGTACGCGCCGACCGGTCGTTCGTACGATATTGACAATCGCGTGAAAGCCGTGCTCGACGTACTCACGCACGGCGGCGTGTGGCACGATGACAGTCAAGTTGACGAGTTGCACGTCTCGCGCGAGGCGCCAGACGGCGCGGGTCGCGTCGAGGTTTTCATTCAGGAGATTTGACATGCTGCCAAGGACGGTATTCGTTGCGCAATGGATGCGGGCGCCGACGCCGGCGCTGCGCCTTGTCGTGTCGCGCATCGCTGACGATCTGTATGCGCAATTGCGCAGCATGGATATCAACCCGGCGCTTGACTTTGATGTGGCTCGCGACCCCGAGACGCTGCCCGCGCTGCTCGACGCGCTCACGGCTTTCGGCGAAGAGCAGCAGGACGTGTTCACGATGGCCGCGGCTTCACGCGCACGGGTGCGCTATGCGGACGCACTCGCCGCGCACGGTTTCGTGCCGCAGATCGAACTCAAACGATCTGTTGACATTCGGCTGAAATAGCCTTAACGTGTCGTCAACCGCAGCGACCGCGCTGCGGTATCACTTCAATCTTACGATAGGACTACGCTATGTCTTTCCTCGACGCCCTGAAAACCAACGCGTTGAACGTGCTGCACGCGACGGTCAACGCTTTACACGCCCAATTCGCCGCGTCGCTCGCCCAGGCGGGCCACGACGTGAACGCCGACACGCACGTCAACGATCTGGTGCAGACGGCCGTGACGGCCGGCGCAGCAACCGGGAAACCGGCCGGCACGGCTACGCCGAATTACGCCGATCACGCGCTGGCTACGTTCAGTCAGTCGATGACGGCGGCCATGCTCGCGTTCGCGCAATCGCACTTGCCGGCGAAATTCCAACCCGTCGGCGAAGAAGCGGCGCAAGCTGCTAACGATGTGGTGAGCGCTGCCGCCACCAGCACGCACGTCGACGCGGCTGCCGTCGGTGACACGGTGACGAAGGTCGCGGCGAGCGCGATCACTGCCGCGGTGCCCGGCGCAGCGCCGATCGTTGCTGTCGCCGAGCCCATCATCGAGTCGTTGGAACATGCTTTCGAAGGCGGCAAGTCGGCCAGCGATGAGATGGAAACGGTTGCGCAACAGGCGGCACCGGTCGTCGAGACGGCTGCTGCGACGGCCGCGACCGAACTCGCAGGCACCGCGACGGCGGAACTGTCGAAAGTCGTTCCGGCTGATACGGCAGCGGCACTCGTCGGCGCCGGCGAGGCGTTGATCAGCTCGTTCGTGCACCCGAGCGGCGAATCGGCGCCGGACAAGACGCCCGCACCGAATACGCAAGGCGTGTAAGGAGGTTGCCGCTATGCCGCGCCGAATCACGACCGAGGAATTCATCGAACGTGCCAAGGCGCGGCACGGTGATCGTTACGACTACTCCGAAGTGCGCTACGTCAAAATCCGCGAGCGCGTGACGATCCGTTGCCGCGTGCACGGCCTTTTCGACCAGACGCCGCACGAGCATATGAACGGCGCGGGGTGCGCACGCTGTGGCGCAGAATCGAGCGGGCGCGCGTCTTCGACGCGTATGGAAACGCGCTACCGCAGTGAGCGCAGTGAACGGGCCAAACGTGACCTGCTCGATCTGCCGCGCACCGCGGCGTCCTGGATACCAAACGGAATACTCTGACATGACGACAATCGATCCCGGCCCGCTGAAGGTCGGTTCGACGGGTCTTCCCGTCGATTTTCTGCGCCGCCGCTTCGATGGGCAGTCGGCCACAACCGACCTTCCGTACGACGCTGCGCTCGCTGCGCGCGTTGCCGCTTTCCAGTCCGCGAACGGTCTCGCGGCAGATGGCGTATATGGTTCGATCACCAACGCCGCAATGACGCGCACAACACCCGGTCTAGTCGCCGAAGTCGCCAACAGCATCGGCGTCGAGCCGATCGCATTCCGCGCCATGCTTGCGGTCGAAACAAGCGGCGCAGGGTTCTACGGCAACGGCCTGCCGAAGATCCTTCTTGAGCGGCACTACGTCTATCGCTACGCGAACGCAGTGCAGCGCGGCGCGCTCCCGCCTACGCTCTGCTACCCAACGCCGGGTGGGTATCAGGGGGGCCTTGCCGAATGGGACCGCTTTCAACAGGTCGCGGCAGTGTGCGGGCAGGATATCGCCGTCCAGTCCTGTTCGTGGGGGCTCGGCCAGGTCATGGGCGCGTACTGGAAGAATCTCGGGATGGCAAGCGTCGCCGATTTCTTGGACCTGAACGCGCAAAACGAAACGGGTCAGCTGCTCGTGCTCAAGTATTACCTGACCGCGGTCAACCCGCCCGCGCTGGTCGCATTACGTTCCAAGGACTGGACCGCATTGGCACGTGCCTACAACGGGCCAGCGAACGTCGACGTGTACAGCCAAAAGCTGATAAAAGCGTACAACCAATTGACCGCGACTTAACCTAAGCGATAGAAACTGTTGACATTACGCCGTTGTAGCATTAATCTGCAACGGCGTTTTCATTTACAAGGAGCTAAGAATGTTCACAGATTACGAGTTGGATTGGTCGCGCGTGCCCGAGTGGGCTAACTGGGTCGCACAAGACGCTGACGGCGAGGTATTTGCTTTCGAACGCGAGCCGATCAGAGGTGAAAATGTATGGCGCCACAAGCCGGGTGATCGACCGTGCGTGTACATCGCCAACGCGCACCCGAATCCGAATTGGTGGACTGCATGCGCCTTGCGGCCCGTTGCGCAGTATGACACGGCAAACCCGGGACTCGTTCCGTTTAAAGACCTGCCCGAGAGTACGCAACTTACCTATATGCGCGCGTTCCTCGACGGCAATTTGCAAGCGTTGGCCGGCCGGACGCATGATGACGAATGGTTCGAATGCATGTCGCTGCGACCCGTCGCCATCGTACGCATCGCGCCGCCCTCGACGAAGCCCTTGATCGACTGGTCACACGTCGCGTCCGAATACCGCTACCTCACGCGCGATGCAGACGGGTGTGCATATTTGTGGAACAGAAAGCCGCATATCCGAAGCGCAGACAGCGACTGGTGGTTTGCGCTCGGAGGTTGTAAATTTGCGAGTGCAGATGTGCTCGCGTCCTACACGCCCGGCTCCTGCGACTGGAAAGACTCGCTCGTCGAGCGCCCCGAAGGTCAATGAGGCAGGCAGACACGTGCATCGCCGCCGACCGCGCGCTGCTGCTCGACGCAAACGGTGAACTGTTGGAATGTGCGCACGGCTGCGTCGACACGCATTTGCCGTGCGTGCAACTCGTCGGTCAACGCGCGCACGGAATGCAATGCGAAGAAGCTGGCGGCCAGATTGGCGGCCGTCAGTACAAGGAGCATTGCGATCGTGTGTCGGATGATATGCGGGGCCATGATGGTGTCTCAATGCTGAGGTGTTTTGGACTCCGAAGCGTCGACGGCAGGGGCCTCATGGTGAGGTTCGGCCGGCTCTTCGATGTGCATCTTGAATCCCGTTCGCTCTTCGATCCAGGATTCAAGCATTGCGATAGTCTGCCGCGCACCGAGCCAACCCGAGACGCCCACGAAAACGAAGGTCATGTCGTCGGACACGCCCGTCGCGTGACAGAACTTGGCAACGAGCAGCCCGACGAACCCCGCGCCGGACGCTCCGAGCAGCGCCGCTTGCCAACTCGACGCCTCTTTACGCATGAGCGTGCCGATCAGACCGCCAAAAAACGCAAGGGCGACCTGACTGATATTCTCGTAAATTTTTTCAGCGCTCATGCGAGGTAGCCTTTGCACGGTTAGCCGCGGGTGATCACTTTGTTGTTAAGGGTCACGAGCGTGCCGGTCGGACCGCTGCCCGAGAGGTTTGCATAGACCTGCGCCGTATGCAGACCTTCCGTAAGGGTGTTTGTGTTGGCGCTCGAATACCCAAAATTGTAATTCGCTGTGCCTACGCTATCCGTGACAATCGGGCCCCATGCGGCGCCATCCATGTACGATTGAGCGCTAACGCCGTAGGGCGCGTTATTGGCAGTCAGATATCCGTCCACGCCCGCATAGATACCTTCGTCCGCCCAGGCAAGAAATTGCACGCGCACTGCGGTAGACACTTCGGCGGCAGTCGTATTGGTGAAGGTGAGATTATTACCTTGCGCGTTCCCGACAAGCTGCCGACGCTGGAACCAATTCAGACACGTCCGCGACGTGAGCGAGTCCACGAACTGGGTGCTCGCGTTCGTGTAGACCATGCCTACGAGTGTGCGTGTCGAGTCCGTGCTCTTCACCTCTACGCCATTCGACGGCTGCGTCACATGGCTGGTCGTCACGCACTCCAACGACAGTACGCCGCTGTTCAAGAAGGCGTAGACGTAGTACAGCGTCGATGCGGCGAGGCCCGAATTCGTCACCGTCACGCCTGCCGACGGGATCTGCACGGGCACGCCGCCGACGATCAACCCGTTGCCGTTGTAGGGCTTGAGCGTGATTTGCGTCGTGCTCGTCACTGACAAGCGGCATTGCCCATGCCCGAGCGACGCGACCGGATCCATGACGACCCATACCGAGCCGTTGTATTCGATATCGGTCAACTGGTTGGCGACAATCGGCGCGGACACAAGCGTTCCGTCACTGCCGAACTGCTGTAGCGCGACGGCGCCCAGGCCCGATACGTTGATCGTGTTCGTACCCGTCGTGCCGTTCGCAGTGAACTTCGCACGGTAACGAGTGCCCGCCGTGAGCGCCGTGAGCGCCGGGCTCGGTGTAAGTGTATAGGCCGGCGCGGTGCCGCCTGCGGTGAATGCCTCGAACGTCTGCGCGACCTGTTGGTTAACTTGCAGTGCATGCGTGCCGCTCGTGGCCGCCGCGATGTTATCGGGTTGCTGGTTGATATTCGTTCCGTCGCCGATCACGCGCGTCGGCGTTCCATTCTGCGGAATCGTCACGCCCGAACCGGCCGCCGTTTTCACGATCACGGCAAATGCGCCGCTCGTATTGTTCGTGATCGTCCACGACTTGATCCAGTTCGGCAGGACGATTGTCACGGCGCCCGTGAGTGTGCCTGCGAGCGTGATGAAGTTCTTTGCGGCTTGCAGCGGGGTGAGTGTGGTCGTACCGGTTGTCAGCCCGGCGACGGCTGTCGAGCCATATTGATAGCCCGGTATCCATCCCGTGCCGAGCGTGTCGGGGTTGACGGCATTGTTGTCGCTCGTACTGATCCATTCGCCCTGAAAGTCCGCGGCTTGTAGCGTCGCGCCTTTCGGGTAGCCATTGATATTCGAGTTCGTCGCAAAAGTCGAGTCATACAGCCACCCGCCGCCATTCAGGACCCACCACGCAATACGTGCAACTTGATTCAGCGCGCCGTTGAAATCCTCGCCCTGCGGCGGCACACCGCCCGACTCGGGCGGCTGCATGGTGAGTGGCGGAAAGCCGAGTTGCTGCGATGCGCGCGTCGCATCCGACGTGGTGACAGGGATTTCGACGCGGTTCGCATCGCTGTTCGCGAAAGGTACGTACCACTTGACAGGGATCGACGATTGAGCGGTCATATCGAACTCACGGGATAATAGCCGTATTGTATCAGCAGCTTACTGGGGTACGCGCACGGCGTACGTCGATGCGGTCGGTGTGTTGCTGCCGCTGAGCGTAGAGCAGACATTCACCGTCACCGTGTTGGCCGCCGAAACATAAGCCTGCCAATAAAATCCGTTACCGGGATACGTGTTGGGCGTCGTCAGCGCGATATTGCCGACGTTCGCCCCCGCGATCGTGACCGTCGTCGAGGCGCAAGAGCCCGAACCGATCGGTGAGCCGCCCAGGCTCCCGGTCGTTCCGGTCAGCGCTGCGAACGCGAGGTTGCGGCCGCCTACCGTCATCGAGCCTGACACGGTGAGATTCGTAGCCGCACCGACTTCAGGCCACACGTCGCTCACGCCATTCGTGTACAGCGTCATCGACGTGGAATTGTTCGTGCCTTGCGGCAGCACGACGCCCGTACCAGTCGAGCCACCTGCGCCGTCTGACAGCTTCACCGTGACGGTGTACGGGCCGGTCGTGTTGTTCGCGAAGCCGATGCGCCGCGCGCCTGCGAGGTACGTGCCGGACGGAATGACGATCGTCACGTTGCCGGTGAGTGTGCCCGTGAGATTGCCGGAACGCGAGCCGGGTGACAAGGACGCGACAGTAAGCTGTGGCGTACCCGTATATCCGGTCCCGCCGTAGAGCACAGATGCGGCCGTAACTGCGCCGCTCGACACCGCGCTCACGTAGATCAGCCCGTCGCCGTTCCCGCCCGTAAGAACCAGACAGTCGCCGACTTGATAGCCTACGCCGCCCGCGACAATCGACGTGATTGTCGTGACCGCGCCGCCGCTCGTGGTGACACCGACAATCGCACCGGAACCGACCGAGGCGAAGTTATACGTGCCGCTCGATACCGTCCACGGAATCGTTGCCGTTGCGGCAAGTAGCGAGCGTTTCGTAAATTGCGTCGTCGCAACGAGGGTCGAGTTATCGAGGTAGCCTTGCGTCGTCGCGCTCGTCGCGGCGCCGAGATTGTTCGTGCCGTTCAGCGTGACAGCACCAGTCGTCGTAATCGGCGTAGAGCCGTTGATCGAGCCGCCCGTAATGTTCGGCGCGGCGAGCGCTGCGTTCAGCGCTGCGGCCGTCAGCACAGTGTTCGGCGCGAACTGCGCTGCGGCCGTCAGCGACAACGCGAGCAACGCGCAGGCAGTGAGGATGCGTTTCATGGTTACGGTTACCCCATTTGCGATTGATCGAGGATGAACGTGCCCCCGATATTGTTGAGCATTTGGCCACTCGGCGAGCCGGGCGAATAGAAGGGCGAGCCCGGCACGGACCAACCTTTCACGACAGCTGGATCAGCACCTCGGTTCATTTCGCGGAACCCGAAGGGCGTGAAGGTCAACGTTTGATAGACGTAGTAGACCGTCGTCGCAGCCGGACGCGGGAACAGCCCGTACTCGATGATGGATTTCTCGACGGGCGTCGGGAAGAACTCGAAGTGATAGCCGACGTGCATCGGCCTCGCCGGATCTTCACCGACGTAGCAGCGCCCGCGATCGCCAAACATCGAGCGCATGAGCGCGTTGATCGAAGGTGCATTCGTCTTCGCGATGTTCGCCGCCGCCTTCACGAGCAGCAATTTGCGATAGTAGGTATCGGCGAGCGGAAACGCAGCGGTACCCGCTGCCTGCCCGCCATAGAACGGGGCTTGCGACCACGGCTTCCACTGCGTGCCGGTAGCGCCGTTAATGTTGAATCCGAAATCGTTGTTCGGCGATGGCGTGATCTGGATATAGCGCGACTGTCCGAGTATGCGGCCCCATATGTCAAGCCCGAAGCCTGTCGCCTGCGAGATATCCCACACGTGCGACAAGAAGTCGTTCGAAAACTTCGTCAAGTCGCACCATTGGTCGAAATAACTCAGCAGCGAAAGCAGGACTGGCGAATTCGAATATTGCTTCTGTACGGTGTTGCCAAGGTACGCGGTCATACGCTCACCTTGTTCACGGTCACGTTCAGGTTGACGCACACGGGCTGCTGATCGATGCCCATCGTCACCGAGTAGCCGCTCGTCGGCGCGCTCGTGAAGGCGACAAAGATTGAAACCGGCGTAATGCCGCCGAGCGCAACGCTCACGGGTACGCTGAACTGATTCGAGAGGATCTGCCCGCCGATGCGAGCGCGGCCGATGTTGATCGTTCCGTCCGGTGACGTGTAACCGTTCGTGAAGGCGTTCGCGACGGCTTGCTGCACGAGCGGAATGTAAGCCGCCGGCAGTGACGAAATGTTCGGGACATTGACCGTGATAAACACGTTCGTCGGCGCGGGGTTCCACACAAACGAGACTTGATACGTCGGGTATGGCGGCCCGTAATTAACGGAGTCTGTCACGGCGACCGTCGTTACGCCCTGCGACGAATAGCCGGCGCCCACGTCTTTCTTCGTCCAGATCGCCTGCGCGATCGCATTCTTGTCGCCGCCCGTGACGGACACGACAATCGAATGCGCAGGAATCGGGTAGTTGGTCGCGCCGTACGTGATAGCCGCGTCGCTGCCGTTGTCGTAAGCAAAAACATCGGTGACGCCGGGAACGTTCGCGACGGCGGCACGAATCGCCTGAATCGAGCCTTGGCCGCCGATCTGCACACTCGCCGCTCGCCGCTCCTCAAACTCCGCGCGTGATTCCACGTCCTGGCCCGTGACGCCCGCTGCTGCGTTGGTGACGGACTGCCAACCGTTGACCTGTTGGTAGATGCGGTTCAGCTGTCCCGCGCCGCACACGACGGACGAGCCCGCGACAAGGGCCTGAAACACGACGGTTGCTGTACCGCCGCTGCCGAAAGTCACAGCTGTTTGCGACGCATAGACGTTTCCGTTCGTATCGACAGCTTGCGAACCGGCCGGAAGCGTCTGTCCGACGATACCGCCGACCGTTGCGGTGACGAGCGTGTACGTTGCCGCCTGTCGCGTGAGGAAGTAGATACGCCCGAGCGCGTCCTGATACGCCCCGCTACTCGTCATCGGGTCGACGTTCGCGACAAGCTGCGCCAATGCAGCCTGGAATGCCGCGACCATGTACGCCTGCGAGGACATGAGCTGCCCTTGCGGCGTCGTCAATTCGACAGAAAGCGTTTTACCGGCGAGGGCGAACGATTGCGAATAGTCGCCCTGAACGCCCGTGAGAATAGCCTGTTCCGACGCGATCGAAAGACCGGTCGGCAGGAATTGGGGAAGGGGAACGTTGGTCGTCGCAGCCATAACGCGGAGTTTAACGAAAACTCCGCGCGATAGCTAGACTCAATCGGCCGATCGAGTCATGCCCGCCGTAGCGGGCGCCGTGTCGGTCACTCTTGAACAGGGCACGTTGCGTACATGCCAACGCGTTCGCGGTTCCAGCGTTGGTGCTCTTGCCAGTTCGCGCATTCTTGCGTGAAGGCTTCAAGATGGCCGCTGCTCACTGCGGCGTTGCGCGCCTCTTCATGCGTTGCAAAGAACGGCGTGACGCGAACCTTTGCATGCTTGTTTCCGACGTATGCGGCAATCATCATTTCGTTTCCCTCGTGAGTGCGTTGTCCATGAGTTGAATTATACGTACTCTAAACGGGATGTCAATAAAATTTCTTAGGTAGTTACCCTAGTTGTGCGGGCCGCCAGTGTTTCCGCCTTGCGGATCGGTATGGACGTGCGTCGATTGCGTGACGCCGTTTATCACCGCGTCGGGGGCTACGATCGTACCGGCGAACTGGTACGCGCCAGCACCAGCTACCGTTCCCGACATCGTGCCGTTCAGTGTCACGTCTGCGTTGATCGTCAGACCGCCGGGCGCAGCGAGCGTCATCGTCGCGCCCGCCGTGAGCGTGATCGTCTGCCCTTCGAGTGTGAGAGCCCCTGGCGTGCTGATATCGATGCCGGCCGCACCGGCCAGGAACTTGACCCATTGCGTCGGTGCGCCGTTGAGCATGCCGCCGAGATAGAGCGCGTCTGCCGTGCTGTGGTTGCGCGTCGTAGCGGCCGCGGCCGCCCCGAGCGTCGCTTTCACAGTCGTAATGTCCGCTTCGGCAAAGATTGCAAGCCCGATGTCGCCGACGACGGGATCGAGCACAACCGCGCTCGATCCGCCCTGATAGCGAAAATAGGGCACGTTGTAAATCGGCGTCTGTGGAATGAGCACGCCAGCCGTCGTCGTGTCCTCAACAAGCGGCGTCACGTCCACAACGCCCCGCGGACCCGCGTCGGCGCGCACGGCATTCACCTGTACGAGCGTCGCCGTGTGTACGCCGCGTAGCAGTTTGAGGATGGTGAATAGCTGCGCCCGATCGGGGTCGTGCTGCTCTTCGAAGGTCGAATTGTAAGGATAGGCGGGAGTCGGCATAATCAAGATTCAGGGTTCGTCACGGGCGCGACGTTGCATTTCGGCGAGGCTCGTGTACCACGCCTGAAGGATCACCGCATCGTACTCGTTCACGATCGCGCGGGCCAGTTCGGTTTCGCTCCACATAAGCGACGGTTCGCGCGGCACGACGAGCGCGCAGCCGGCAAAAGCGCCCGCGATGTGGATGACTACGCGCCCTGGCGCGTGCGGCGATTCGTCTTTCATACTTGCCATGGCGCACGTCCTTCGCACATAGCGATGAACATTTCGAGTTGTGCGGCCCTGGCGGCGTCGGCAGCGGCAGCCCAGGTAGCGTCGGCGGCGTCGGCGGCGTCGGCAGCGGCGGCGTCGGCAGCGGCGGCAATGGAGGTCCAGGTAGCGGCGCCCCTGGCGGCGGCCCTGGCGGCGGCGGCCCTGGCGGCCCTGGTGGCGGCCCTGGCGGCGTCGGCGTCGGCGTCGACCCAGGCGGCCCTGGCGTCGACCCAGGCGGCGTCCAACTCTTCCTCCTTTGCATCGCCATTCGCAAAGCGTTCAGCAACGTCTAGCGCGGTTTTGCTTCGCTGATCGGCCAATAGGTGCTCAACTCGACGTGCGCACCACACAGCGAATAGACGTGCGTCGCGTTCGTGACTCTGGATACATCGAAGCGTCCATAGTGCATCATCAATTCCGTTGCTCTTCGCAATAGCAACGAGCGGGACGGGTGCGTCGTAAGCGTATTTGATGTACGAGTTGCGATCAGCGTCTGCGTCACTGAACGGTTCACCCTGAAGCATGCGAACCACTTTGTTGTATCCGTTGTAGCAGGCGCGGTGTTCGCGAAGCGCGGCGAGCGTTACGGCGTAGACAGGTTGGTCCATGATTGTTTGTAGTTTGGTTGGTCTGGTTGGTCTGGTTGGTCTGAAGTACCCGCCGAAGCGGGCGCCGTGAGTCAGAAGAGCTCGACGCGGACCACTGCGTCGCCGTCATCAAGCCAAGCGCCGACTGTCCATGCGGCGTCGTCGATACCAAGCGCATGCACCTTGTACGCGCGGCCTTTCTTGGTAGTGACGTAGAACAGTTTCATCATCGTTCTCCTAGAAGCGGGCGCGGTTAGGTTTTCTTCCAAGGGCGTCCGTGAACCATGCGCGACGCAATATCAGCAATCGCAGCCGCTTCCCAATACGCCAGTTTGTGATCGTCCGCATAGGACTGAAGACGGTTCTGCGCCTCAGTCTTTTTGCCCTCAAGAAGCATTTCGGCAAGTTCCACTGCGAGAACCTCGCCTTTGCTCTCTACCGACTGAACCGGCGTGACTGTTGCCATCGTC